GTCGCCTCGACATCCTCGAAGGTCGTAACCGGTTAACAGCCGCGTTATAATCCCCGAAGGTGCGCCCATCTTGGATCTTTAACAAGACGTCCCTCCTGACCCTCCCAAAGAAGCGGTCCGCAGTTTCCACACTACCGAGTTGTTAGCTCGTACGTGCAGTCTGCGTAACCACCACCTCCACCAGTGGCACACGTCGGGTACGTGTAACCTCGCCCGCGGGGGAGCATGACAATCCCTCAGACATCTCAGTCTGAAGGCCCCTCTGCTTTCGCGCCTTGATAGAGTCTGGTTGTTCTTTCCAGACTCCTTCCCCCTATTGCCGTAATTGTCGACCCCCATTGGGACGACGCGCGGGATTCGGTGTCACCTCTAGAAGAGAGACGCGGCCTTCGTCGCAGTGTTCACAACTGCGCCCCAGGACACGTTTCCTTCCGGAGTGACATAGCCAAGTGATTGGCCCAAGTAGCGGAGAGCATCTCTCGCGCTCGAGGGCACCTGTGTTGACCCAGGCGTGCGCTGGATCCAGTTCGCTGCGGCCTGATAGGCAACCGGGTCTGAACAACCCGGCTGCTTCCCAGTTACAGTTCTCCCACTCAGCTCAAAGACGGCGTACACTTCGTACCGGTAGGTACCGGACGAAGTGCCGTCGGCCGAGCCGGGTGCAAACGCGATCATGTTGTACGAGTACCAAGGAGCCATGCTCGGATCGTTCGCAATGTAGTCGGACGCTTCATTCTGCGTCAGACCCATCGTCTGAAGATAGGAGTCATTCTCCTCGATCGAGAAGTATGATAGCCAGTCCGCCTCTGAGGGCTTTTCGGGTACGCCCCAAATTGCCTTCTCAATGCGGTCTGACACGGGCACTGCTCGGACGCGACAGCCTTCGTAGGACATTATTGAGTCAGCGGACTGACCAACAATGGCTCCTGCGCCCTGCGAGAGGAGATTCTCGTGGGCTGGCTCTGTGAAGTTCACCAGAGCACCTGAACGAGAGAGCACCGCAGTCTGCGAGCTCACCTCAAGCGAAGCACCCACCAAACGGAACACCATAGCCTCAGCGTTCAGCGAGGATTTGGTATATTCGGAGTTGGAGTTCGCATTCAGGACCCCCGTCGACGCAGCGGCGAAGTTTGATGAAGCTGGTGTGGCGTACGTTCCATCGGAGTATTTAACCCCGTTGGCATCATTGGCGACGAGGCGCCAGGGACATACAGCCACAAACGGAACAGAGCCCGCTGTTACGGCGGATGTGAAAGTGCCGGTACACTTGACACGGATGCGTCGAGAGCGCACAGGGAAGCCGTATGGCACTGCTGCCAGAGGTCCCGTGCGCGGATTCAACACACACTCGATGTAATCGTGCCCACCATGCGTGATTTCGAGCAAATCGCGGTGGCGGGTGGAAAACGCTTTCGCGGCGGACTTGGTAGTCGCCTGTGATTTGGCGCCCGAAGAGGGCGCCCGGGTAGATTGCTTGGGCTTGTTTGCCTGCATTCATGTAGTTTTTGTTGGGTATGGGATCCCGGCAACAACACCGGGACTGTACGTGGGTGAGGAACCCGCCTACTCTCATTGCACTAGTTGAAGCCCCTTCCCAAGGGCTGTTTTCCTAAGGTTCTGCCACTTGCCCGTATCGTTGGGGATTAGCAGATGCAACATGGTCAACAGTGGAACGATTTCCATCGGGAATTTCCGTGCAGTCTCTCGACACTCCTGGCTGCTCTTCAAAGAGCCAGTTGGTACGGAACTATTAAGCCGATCAGGCACCGTTTTGGAAATATTACCCTCACTCACCCCATGAGCAGAGAGACGCGGCGTGGGATGACACAACACCGCTGCTGCGAGACGATCATGTCGCAGCCGTCGTCCTAGCCTGGGGCACCTGTTCAAGGCGCGCCGGACCACAGAAAACTCTCTCACTCCAAAAACCTCAGCGACCGCCAGCTCGTCCAGAGCTGACACCCGCTGATTCACAAAATGGCCATTCCGAAGGCGCGTGAGCTCACTACGCACCTCAGGCCCTCTAGTCGGACGGACGTCCAACCAGAAACCTTGAAGATGTGCTGCCTCTAGTCTGAGACGCACTGCAGCTCGTTGGTGTGGAGTTGTCTCCCTTTCCTGATCAAAGTTGAGGCCGAGGCCTCCAAACGATGTAGGAAGATGGTAACTTCTCCACCCCTCACTGAGCTGGTCCAAATTCTTCTCGTGATTCTCCCGAAACACTCTCCATGCGAACGACTCGTGTCGTCCTCGAAAGAGTCCTGCCTGCACTTTGTTCCAGTGTGCGACAGATAGACGCTGCTCTTCGAGAGCGTCTTCCTCCTTCGGCTTGCGCTGATCCACTTGCACCTTATGCTTACCTAGCATAAGAGCCACGTTGAGATACGAAATCTCCCGAACGCGGCCTCCCCTTTCGGTGAAGCAAGTAGAATTAACGTTTGCGAACATGGGATGTACGTAGGCTTTACCACGAGACATCTTCAGACCAACACCACCCGCCACTTCAATGTGCTTGTTGTAGGCATCCATACCGTCCCACTCAGGGTGATCTCTGAGGTGACGGGACAGAACTGTCCACGTGAGATAGTTCATCCAGCAGAGAATAGGAAAGGACAGGATCGAACCCATCAACTGACCATTCTGCTGAAGACCTTCCATCGAACGTGAAATTCGGTACTTCAACTCCCGCCCTTTACGAAGGGTTAGGAGGTAGGACCAAGTTCCGTCTGTCTCCCTGCGAGACAGTCTCCGGCCATCCCACGATTCCACCTCATGCGGGAGCGAGTCAGACTCAAACTCCTGCGAGTAGAACAATGAATGTTTACCGAAGACCTGCTCACAGACAGGTAGGATCCAAGCGAGATCGCTCGGACATTTAGCTAGCAGGCGGCGCAGCAGCGCCATCCCGAGCAGTTGCGACGAGTTGTCTGTCGCAGCCTCATAATCTACAGAGACCCACTTACCTCCCACTTTATACACCATGTCGTCACCATTGACGAGACAGCGCGGGTACCCAAGTTCAGCGCCTCGACGGACCCATTCATGGTCCTCGGTACTAAC